GTGCGAAGAAAGTTGTAAACTATTTGCAAAGTTATCCATATTGTAGAGAACATCACAACTTTGAACAACTTCTTGTGTTTCTTGATTAGCCACAGGATTAGATTGATTACTAATTGTTCCTTGATCTAATTCATCAGCATCATACAAGCCACGATTAACGTTAAAGTCTCTGAATGGTGTAGAGTTACCCTCTTCTGGAACCTCATACGATTCTCTTTGTCTTGCGCTACGTGAGTTAACAATCAATGGAGTAAACTCTGGCATTTCGTTATCTTTTGCGTCAACGTCAATTACAGGAGTACCAAGTCCAGTTCTTGGAGCACCATTACCAATGTCAATTCTAGAGCCATCAATTTTAACTCCAGCATCACCATTAACGTTGTATGTTCCTCTTGCCTCTAAGTAAATACTATCAGCACGAACTCTATAATCTCCCTTAACTGCTGTGCTCATATCACCACCGACTTGTAAATCGGTATTACCTTGCACACGAGCATCCATATTTCCACCAACAGTTACGTTAGCGTTTCCGTTGACAACGATATCACATTGTCCTTGAATATTTAATTTTGCGCCATTCTTAACTACGACATCAACTTCACCCTCAACATACATAATCTTAGAACCATGTAATGCTTCATAGTGATTTCTTTCGTTGAAGTCATAACGATCTCCAACTGTTCGATTTATTTGAGTACCATTGTGATCGATTTCATAGTATGAACCTGTACGATGATATAAATTAATACGTTCAGCACGAGGTGTATCGTCTAATTCGAATACGTGTCCTGATTCTGTCGCAGTTACTTTATTAAATGGATAATCTGAGTTGTAAGGAATCTCAGGTTGATTCCAAGTTGTTCCATCAAATCTTTCTGCACCTCTCCAACGTCCTGCTTCTTTTTGATAGACAGAAGTCTTATCAATATCTTCGTGTCTTGCTAGTCGGTTGGTATCTGGTTCATTAAAATAACTTGGAACTCCAGTACTTGCACCATAGTTACCTGATTGAACTGAAGTAGGATTACCAATAATTCCACCATCTGGTGCTGCATCACCTACAGCTGTGTTTCCAGTATTACCTTCATAACCAGCAGCAGGAACTGTATCACCAGATCCGTTTGGTATACCACCACTTAAGAAAAATTGTTCTTCGGCTCTACGTCTACGAACTAATGCAGGTAAAACGTTACCAGCAGATTTGTTCCACATATTAAATGCAGACGCAGATGCTTCATAATTTTGTCTATTAATTTCAGCGACAACAGTTGAACGACCAAAGCCACCTGTACCAATATTGTATGAAAGCGAAACCATCGCATCATACATTTGTTGTGTAATTAATGCACGAACATTACGTTTAACTGCTGCACCAAACGTTCGTTCAGCTAATGATTTTAATTCTTGTGCAGCCTCTGCCTCAGTTACTGTTCCAGGATATGATGGAGTGACAGGTTGTCCTCTCCAAGTACCAGAACCATAACCGATAGAATATTGTGTGTTGTCAACATAAGCAGTTGCACTAAATCCTTCGAATTGTTTAATTAAATTTACACCAGCATCAGACAAAGTAAATGTTCTTGCTGGTCTTGCACCTGTTAATTGATTGTTAAGATCTGCTGGCTCTCCAGTAACATCTGGTTCAGGAACGTTAGGAATTACAGCCTGTTGTGTATTTTCATCAAAGGTAATTTCGCTTTGTTGAACTGATAAAGGATTTGCTGAATCATCTTGAGGAATACCAGCAACAGATCCTAGAATAATTGGTAGCTGTTGACTCTTATCGCCATCAGCAAACCAAACAATAACAATACTTCCTTCTTGAATACCTGTACTTGAAATACCCACGCCACCTACTGAACTTGAGGCAACAGGGTTTACTGGATGTGACCATGGAAGATCGTGAGTTGGTAATACCGAAGCATCAGAAGTGTGAACTCCCATTACTCGAACTTGACATCTACCAAGTTTAAGAGGATCGTTTCTGTTTTCTACTTTACCTGTATATAACATCATATTATAAATTCTCCACGTCAGTTACATATGAATCTTTAATTAGTTGCATTACGCAAGTATGTTCTTTCGCATTAATTCGATGAGTTACTGTACCAACCATATACTTACCTGAAATAGTTGGATCAACATCTTCTGCATTTTCTCCAGGACGATTACTAACTGGCTGTGCACGATAAGTTGTTAAATCAACTACTTTACCGACAGTATAATCTGTTCTTCCTGGAACAGTAATTTCTACTCTAAATGCTTCAGCTTGTGCTAATAAACTTCTTCTTTGTAAATAGAATGGCGTATTAGAAGTATCGCCATAACCATTGTGTAAACCATAATGAGTAAAGTTATTAAAGTGTGCTGCCTCTGCTGTTGCTAAGGCATTACCACTCATTAATGGAAAGTTATTTAAATGAGGATAAGCATTAAAGTTAGTATAACCATCATACTTAAATGTTTTAAATCTTTTCGTTACGAAGTCATAAGAGGTTAAATTAGATCTATACATACCCATATTAATACGTTCAATAAAATTAAATCCCTCTGGAATTAGCATATTCGTAACACGTTTATAATCTTCGTTTGGATTACGACTACCTTTACCTTGAGTATCAATATCACGACGATAGTTATCTTGAATAAAACTTTGCATAGTTGATTGACGATACAAAGTGTTTAATGATAGGAAGTTAAATCCATCTCTGTTTTCAAAGAATAAAAATGAACCAATGTTTCTTTTACTTACTGATTGTGCACAAGTGTATTGTATACAGTCAACAGGACTCCAATCATTAGCAACAAACTTAATACCATTTGCAGTATCTTCAATGTTTACTGATTTAATTGAAGTAAGTCCTATTGGATCTTCAACTAAAATTCTTTTAATAATATCGTGACAATAGCCAGATTGTGCCGAACGTAATCTTAAGTTTACATCTTTAATTGCTTCAGTAGAAATAAAATGAAGTGTGTAGGCAACAGAACGATCATTTGCACTCATACGTTCTGATAGTTTGTAGACGTAATATCTACCTTTGAATTCTTTTTCTGGGGATCCTTCGAATCCTGGAGTATAGACGTGCATCTCCAGATACTCTTCACCGATAAGTGGGAGTTGATTAATTAAATCTAACGATTCATTAAGAACGATATTCCCTGATATAAAAGGAGAGAATAGATCCTCAAAGATCGTCATATTCATCATTAGCATTCGAACGTCTACTTTACCTTTTTTACCAACTATTTCTAGCTGGGAAACTGAGACGTCTCCTGCAAATCGTAAATTACTAGGCATACTACTTAATCAATCTATCAAATTGTTCCAATAATCCAAATACTAAATTTGGCTCAACCATTTTAATTCTTCTTTTTTTCTCGTTCTCTGCTATTTCCCAATCCCTATAACTTAATGGAATAGCACCTTGTGTTGATGAATCAACAACAAGACCATCTTTAACATAATGCTTTGTTGCACTAGGATTAGTATACTTAGTGGCAATAAGTTCTTCTAAGTTTGTAGCTGTTAAAGGAAAATCATTATAAACATCATAACGATCATTAACTAACATAATTACCCAGTGTAGTTCTGCATTCTTATAAAACTTTTCTGCTACGATTTCTGGTGTTTCACCATCTTTCATATCGTAGTATTGCCACATTGTTAAGCCAGAAAGTGCTTGCTTTTTAACTCTAACATTTGTAGTAATATCAGATAAAACTTTCAATACATCTTTATTGTTTTCTTTTAACTGATAATAAATCTTAGGGAATTTTTGGAAGTAAGCCATTATTTAACTACCTCACCAGTTGCTGCTAAAGTTTCTCTAGTCATAATTGTAAGTTCTTTAAACTCAAGCGTTAAGTTGATTTGAGTAGGTGCACCATTAGCAAAAGAAGTAAACTGTCCTTGTGGAGAATAGTTTACGTTCATTGATGTTAATACACAAGCTGTGTGTCTATGCACATAATCGTTTTCGTTTCCACCTGCATAATAGTAAATATCAAATTCAGATGGATAAGTAAATAAGAAACCACTAGCATCTTTAAACTCAGGATGCATATGGTACTTGAATTCGTCTATAATTCTTTTAACGTTGTCTGTTTCTGTTAAATCACGAGGATAAAACTGATAATCAAAAGTGAATGATCTAAAATCAACACCTTTGAACACTTGTTCTTTTTTAGGGTTTGATGCGACACCAGAAAGAGCAGATAAAGAATCTCCTAATGGACTTGCTGCAAGTCCTGCAGATGCTGCAATTGGTCCAAGATCTCTAGCTAAATCTCTACCAAGAGATGATGCTGCTCCAGTTATACCACCCTCAGAAAATGCACCGACAGTATTTACCCCAGCATTAACAAGAGCAGTACCACCTGCCATCATTGCTTGTGCACCCATTGTATCGGTATCTTCGTAATTAACACCGTAACGAATAGCCCAGTTATTTGGTAAGTGTAATGCGATTGCTGTTTTAAGTCTTTTAAGTGGCTTACTAAATTCTCTTTGTGCTGCTACACTGGCAGTGTCTAAACCATTTGTAACATCTGATGCAGTCATATCAGATAGATAAGTACTTGTTCCAAATCCTATTGCTGCTCCAATTGGTCCACCACCTCGAACTCCTAAAGCATCACCAATAAAAGTACCAGCTATTAAACTTGCGCCAGTATTTGCTCCGATAACTGCTGCATTCGTATATCCTCTTCCATTTAGATCTCTACCAACTCGACTTGTTACATTCGGAATTGTAGATCCAGGATTGTCTCTAACTAACTTAGAATCTTCTTGAACATTAATATAGAACATAACATAGTTGTTACCATATTGATTAACTCCATTTTCACCTACACCTAGCAAATCCGAAGGATACGTATGTTCCTCTGGTTTATATGATTCTGCTGCACTACCTGAAGAGGTATTGCCGATGTTAGCGTCTGAAATTGGATCTAGAAATGCCATTTGTTAGTTATTCCTACTAAATATGTTTACGCATGAACTAAATAGAATGCGAATTGTTTTTTCTTAACTACATAGATTATTTAGGCGATGTATCATAAACGAAAATATAAACCCATGTTCCCTGAAAAATATAAAGGGGATCCTACTAGTATTATAATGCGAAGTTCGTGGGAGACCAGATTTGCAAACTGGTGCGACAGAACCTCATCTGTTATAAGTTGGAAGTCCGAAGAGACGATTATACCTTATCGGTCACCGATCGACAATCGTATACATCGTTATTTCGTAGACTTTCAAATACAAGTCCGTGATAAAGATGGACTACTCAAGACTTATTTAGTAGAAATTAAACCATTTAATCAAACAAAACCACCTATTTTTCCTGGAAGAAGGACTGTTAGATACCTAAATGAAGCAAAGGATTACGTAATAAACCAAGCGAAATGGGAGTTTGCTCGTAAATACGCTGAAGATAGAGGGTATCAGTTTATAGTTCTTACAGAAAACGAATTAGGATTAGCATAGGATAACTAAATAATAATATGGCAAAAGCACAAACAGCATCAGACGTCTTTGCAAAGTATCAGCAAGATCGAAACATAGCAAAGAAAGCACAAAGTTGGTTCAACAAACAAGCTGTTGAACTAAATCGTGCACGTATTCAACCTAATAAGTTGATGCGAGCAGGAGGTGGCTCAGACGCACAATTAAAGAATCGTGTAATGCCTGGAAAGTTATACATGTTCTTTTATGAAGCAAAAGGTAAGGACGATCTTCCTTATTGGGATCAGTTTCCTTTAGTATTTCCTTTTGATAGAACAGCAGATAGTTTTATAGGGTTAAATATGCATTACTTGCCTTATATACTTCGTGTTCGTTTATTAGATCGTTTATTATCGTATTCAACAAACACAAAGATGGATCAAACAACTCGATTAAAGTTTCAATGGGCAACTGTTAAATCAGCAAGTAGACTTGCTTTAGCCAAACCTTGTGTTCATAAGTATTTAATTAGCCACGTTAAAAGTCAATTTTTAGAAGTAGACGCAAGCCAGTGGTTTACTGCGATGATGTTACCTGTAGAAAGATTTACAGGTGCTAGCAAACAAGCAGTATGGGCAGAAAGTTTTGGGAGAGTATAATGTCAGTTAACGAAGCACCAGTATTAAATTTATCCGATTTTATCTCTAAGGTAAAAACTGGAGGACTAGCACGTGCAAATAGATTTGGTGTAGTTATAACTCCACCACGATCATTAGAAGTTGTAAGATCTCCATCACGTGGTCGTGTTATTAATACAGATTTCACTACTCGTGATCTATTTTTATTTTGTGATTCAGCCCAACTTCCTGGACTTAACTTTGCATCAACACAAGCAAGAACGTTTGGCGAATATCGTGAAATGCCATACGAGAAATTGTTTGATACAGTAACTCTTACTTTTTTTGTTGACAATCAAATGCATGTTCGTAGATTTTGGGAAGGATGGCTAAACGTAATTCAAGATCCGTATACAAGACACATGAGTTACTACAACGACTATGTCGCACCTATTACTATTCACGTATATGATGTTCAAAATTTACATCGTTATGCTATTACTTTACACGAAGCATATCCAAAAACAGTTGCATCAATGCAGTTAGATAGTACATCACGTGATCTATTAAAAATTTCCGTAACGATTCAATATAAATATTTTACGACAACATTCTTCGGAAAACCTAATAATGAACAAATAGAACAAGCAGCAATATTTTCTACTTCAATTGGCGATGTTGCATCACAAATTACTGCACAGACAACTTCTGTTCCGAATGATTATATGAATGCATGGGATAACTACCAAGAAAGTTTTAATAATCTAGCAGTACAGCAAGAAAACCAATTTAATAATCCGATTTCTTCAGCAACTCCAGTGGGGCAAGAAGAACCAACAACTGATCCTATGGCTCAATGGGCAGCAGCGAATCCACTAGACGTTAGTGCATAAGGTATAAAAAATGACAAAAATAGATAATAATTTAAGTGAAACATTTGGTTTAGAAAAACCAATAGAGAATCCAATTGAAGTAATGCCTAAACGTGAGGTGGCTCCAGTTGATAAGAATTTAGATAAGATTGATAGTGATTATAACGACAGTCGTGGTAATTTACACAATCTACTAGAAAAGGGTGAAGAAGCATTACTTCACGCTTTAGAAGTTGCAAAACAATCAGAACACCCAAGAGCATTTGAAGTGGTGGGTAATATGATCAAGCAACTAGCTGATGTAAACCAACAATTAATGGAATTACATAAGCAACGACAATCCTTTGATGATAAAAAAGACAAGGGATCTGATGCGAGAAGTGTAACCAACAACGCAATCTTTGTTGGATCTACATCTGAATTAAATAAAATGATTGGTAAATTAAAAGGAGAATAAATTATGGCTTTGCCTATTTCGAGTACTCCTACGTATACCGTAGTTGTACCAAGTTTAGAGAAGGAAGTTAAGTTCCGTCCTTTTCTAGTAAAAGATGAAAAAGCATTACTTATTGCTCAGCAGTCAGAAGATCCTAAAGTTATGGTCAACACTCTGAGGAATGTAATTACAAATTGCATAATTGATAAGGATGTAAATACAGAAAAACTAGCTACGTTCGATCTAGAGTATTTGTTTACTCAAATTCGTGCGAAGTCAGTAGGAGAATTAGTTGAGTTAATCTTTAGCTGTCAGCAACCATCGTGTAAAGATAACGATAAAGCAAAAGTAAAGGTTAGCATCGACATTACAGGAATTACAGTAGAAAAGAATCTAGAACATACTAGCAAGATTAGTTTGTTTGACGATGTAGGTGTGGTAATGAAGTATCCATCAGTTGAGGCTCTGACTAGTATTCAGAAACAAACAGATGGTAAAAACGCTGAGTTGATCGCTAGTATTTTCGGCATTATGGCTGAGAGTATTGATCAAATTTATAAAGGCGAGGAAGTATACCACTCTAAAGATTCTACAAAAGAAGAGTTGTTACAATTCGTAGAGAATTTAACTTCTGAACAGTTTGCGAAACTACAAAAGTTTTTCAACACTATGCCGAAGTTAACTAAGACAGTTGAGTACGATTGTCCTGTATGTAAACATCATAACGTCTCGAAGCTGGAAGGGTTACAAAGTTTTTTTTAATTAACCTCAGCCACGAGTCTTTAATGAATCATTACAAGACTAACTTTGCAATGATGCAATATCATAAATATTCGTTGACTGAGGTGGAAGAAATGATGCCTTTCGAGAGAGAGATTTATGTGCATATGTTAGTCAAACATCTCGAGGAAGAAAAACAACGTTACGAACAACAAAAGATGAAAAAACGATAAGGTAATTAGATGGCTATCGAACCAAACAACGCAGGTATGGGTACTATTCTGTTAGAGCAGTCACGTGCTCTTGAACAGAATAAAACCACAACTGTAAAAGAGATCGCATCAAAGGCATCGATTTTAGACGAAAAACTTCTAAGAAGTAACATTGAAATGTTAAAACTTAGAAAAGATCAAATCGAGTTTGATGAGAAATCTCTTGCTGCGATTAAAGATTTGACTGACGGAATACAAGAGATTCGTGGTCCAATCGCAAGAATGGTCGATGGCATTAAAGGATTCGTAAAACCTTTCGGTGATTTTATTAAAAATCCAGGACGAGGTTTAATGAAAGCATTTAACTTCGGTGGTCTCTTTAATAAATCAATTGCCAAATCAGAATTCGTAGAACAACAAAAGAGATTAGGATCGACCAAATCTAATGAAGAACTCGCTTTAGACTTTGGAGCGAACTACGACGCAAGAAGAAATTTATCTAAAACAAATAAAGAACTCCAGTACTTTAAAGATGCTGGGATGAATGAAGAGCAAATTGCTCGTACAGAACAAGGTTCTAAACTTTTAGCAAGCAGAGATGAAATGCTACAAGTTGTCGGTAATACTGACATTCGTGCAAGGTTTGCTACAGACCAAAACTTCTCAACTATTCAACCTGAAAAGGTAGATAGTGCTACTGGAGAAGAAGTTGGTCCAGCACCAAGTGCAGAAGAAAAAGAACAGCACTTGGAAAATGTTCGTCAAATGGATAGTCAAAATGACATCCTAGAAAAAATTGAAGCCAACACTAGAGCATCTGCTGGAGGTGGCACTCCAGGAAATCCACAACCTGCTGCTGGAGGTGGTGGTGGACTTATGGGTAAAATTGGAGAAGGAATTAAAGGTTTCGGTGGTATGGCTGGATCATTGCTTAAAGGTGCATTAGGTTTAGTCGGTATCGCAGGTGCTTTATGGATTGTAAGTAAAGCATTAAGTAATTTTGAAGATCTAGATTGGGAAACTCTAGCTAAAGGTGTAGGTACAATAGGTGCACTTGCTGTTATTGGAGTTATCGCAGGTAAAGCATCTGGATCTATGTTAATGGGTGCATTAGGACTTGCAGCAATTACAGGTGTAATGTGGTTAGCAAGTAAAGCACTTGAAGCATTTGAAGGTATCGGATGGGATACTGTTGCTAAAGGTTTATTAACTCTCGCAGGTGTGGGTGTTATTGGTGCAATCGCAGGTACTGCTGCTCCACTAATTATCGCTGGTGCAGTTGCTCTTGGCTTAATGGGTGGTGCTTTGTGGATTATCGGCGAAGCAATGCAAGCAATCGGCGAGGGTATGAACTCAATGACTACTGGTCTAGAAAGACTAGGAGAACTTGATGGTGGTAATCTATTAGCTGTTGCTGCAGGTATTACAGCAATTGGTGCATCAATGGTTGCGTTTGCTGCAGGTAACGTTCTTGCTGGCTTGGGTAATCTAGTTACAAAATTACTTTCTTTCGGACAGGATACTCCTGTTGAACAATTAATTAAGATTGGTGAAGCTGGTGCAGGTATTCAAGCAGCAGCAGCAGGATTAGATCAACTCGGTTTATCAATGGCGTCTTTCGCAGACGTTGACGCAGACAAATTAGAAAAAGCAATGGATGCACTCGGTGAGGCTCCATGGCGTAGAATGACATCATTTGTTCAAGCTGGTGGCTATATGAATTCCGATGGAACAATAGTTACTAATGCTTCAGCAATGACATCAGCAGCAAGAGATGAATCTGCTGGTGGAGGTGGTAACGTAAATACAGTCGTTGCACCTACTTCTAACAACAATGTATCGACATCAGTTAATACTGTGTCGATCCCTGTAAGAAATACTGATTCTACTGTACGTAGTCAATACAATAGCAGTAGAGCATACGTGGGAGCATTTTAGTAATGTCCAAATTGCTCTCACTAAAAGGTTTCTTGAAGGAATCGGAGGAATATCAAAATGGTGGACTTACTGTCTTTGATATTGATGATACTTTATTTCGTACTACGGCTAAAATTGCGGTCTATGATACGAAGTTACAAAAAGTAACTCGAGAGTTATCGACTTCTGAATATAATAGCTACAAACTGAAGCAAGGTGAAGTATACGATTATAAGCAGTTTAAAGATGCTGCTAAGTTTTATAAAGAATCTGTTCCAATTGCAAAGATGATGGCGAAAGCTAAAGCAATTCTAGCGAACAGTATTAAGAATCCTTTAAGCCGAGTAATTATTATCACTGCTCGAAATAACTTCGATCATCGTGATAAGTTTTTAGCGACTTTTAGGAAATATGGTTTCGACATCGACAAAGTTCGTGTTGAAAGAGCAGGTATGATTGGCGACATTGATGTACCTGCGATAAAGAAGATGTTAATTATTCGTGCTTACTTAATGACTAAGCGATATGCACGAGTAAGAATGATTGATGATGATTTGAATAATCTAAGAGAATTTTTGAAAATGAAAAGAATGTTCCCTACTATACAATTCAGTGCGTATCTTGCACTTGAAGATGGATCTATTAGGACGATAAAACAATAAATGCTGACAATGTGGGAGTTAATGCAAAATATGAATAAGGAAAAGAAGTTCTTATTCCACCACAAACGATATGATCATTGGTTTTGGCATAGAGGTATCTTCGGCTGGTTTTGGAATAAAGTCGAGAAATATGCCAGTAAGTTTAATAATTGGATATGGAACAAAAGGTGGAGAAGAAGAAATTAAAAAAATGGGGGACGAAAGTCCCCCACTTTAATTATATAACGATAAGTCTATTACTGATTATTCTGCTTCAGCAATTTTCTGGAAGTAAGACATCACGTCAGCGTCATCGTCAGAATCTGCATTCTTTGTTGCCAAAGCAGGAGCAGGTTTGCTCGGTGCAGGTTTAGCGACAGCTACTGGTTCGTCATCCATATCTGCAGCACGTTTAGTGCTTGGAGCCGACTCACCACTTAACACATCGTTAAGACGTTTTTGAAGTTCTTCGAAAGATTTGAACTTATCAGGTGAGACAAATTCAGAAAGTTTATGTTGTTTTCCTACAACTTCCAATAGTGCAGATTCTTCACCACTGTGTAATGCAGCAGGTTCCATAAACGCAGACTGATCATAGTTAGAATAACCATCTACTTTACGCATTCTGATTTTAAAGTCAGCACCTTCCCAAAGATCGAAAACGTTTACTGGCTTTTCATCTTCGAAAGTTGGACGTGCTTTGTCCATAATCTTATCAAAGATTTTCTTACCAAACTTGAACAGTTTTACTTGTCCTTCGTTTTCTGGATGTTTAGGATCTGAAATCACTAGTACGTTAGCAATATAACCAAGACGTCTCTTTTGTTTTCGAGCGATCTCTTTATTTGCTTCAATACCAGAGTTCCATAGTTTTGAATTTAATTCTCCGACAGGATCTTTTCCACCGATAGTAGTCAATGAGTTTTCAATGTACCACTTACCAGTTGGTCCTTGGAATCCATGAGAAAATACTCGTACCCATGGTAGTTCGTCACCCTCAACTCGAGGTAGGAAACGAATTACTGCAGTTGCATTACCAGCTTTATCTGGATCAAGTCTCCAGAATCTAGTATCTTCGTTTGAGTTTTGGGATTGTGTTGCTTGAGGGTTCGCAAGTTTTTCGAATTCGCCAGCAATTTTGCTGAAGTCATCATTGCGAAGTTTCTTAAGTGTATTAATATCCATATGTTTCTCCGTATGTTAATATGTCGTATGTTGTTATTATATTAGTATGTTTCTTGCAAAGCAAATCACATACCCATAATATTTAGTTCCGATAAATCACGACGAAAAATATCGAAACCTTTTCCCAGCTTTGCACTAGGGAATTTTACAAAGCCACTTGTTTTGACAACTCGTTTAGCATCATCTTCAAAGATGATATCGCTAGACTTCCAGTTATCAAAGAATGGTCTGTAACTGTTAAGGATTACCAAACTTTGCACTGCTACCTTTCGTCCAAGTAACAGTTTAAACACTTCTGGTATTCCCTTTTCCTCAAAATCAAATAGAGAAGTAATCTCTTTTCGATTCTTTTCACAATGTAATGTAATTACATCGAGATCGTTTTGGAAACTTTGAGATAATGATTCCTTGTATTTTAACCAAGACTTCCAGTAATCATCACCGACACTACCAGTATAGAGTACGCTATCATTTCCATAAGATAAATTGGAAACGAAATACTCAATACATTCAAATGGTGTCTTAAATCTTTTACCAAGTTTTTCATATAAACCCATATCATTTCGTTGCGTGTAACTAGCATAAGGTTTTCTCCCTACATTTGTCGTAAAGGCATCAAAGGAGTAGTTCCGATAATGCAGTTTAATACGTAGGTGTAATTTGTATACTTCATAACCATTCATTACATATCCAGCTTAGCTGTTTTAGGTAAGTAGTTCAAGTCCTGATAACAAACTTCTAATTTCTCTTTAAGTGGTCCTTTGATTAGATGTTTGATATCAGAGGGTTCGATAAAATTTACTTCACAGTACGCAATGATTGCATCTAAATGAGTAAAGCCACCATTCTTACCTTTGTTGATAACTTCCTTTTCGATATACATTGCAAAGTTTTGAGCATCTTTAAAAATCATACTCGTGCTTTCGAGAGATAAAACTCAGTTGTCTTAATCATATAATCAATGCTCTCATACTCTTTATACTTCTTACGATACATATTCCAGACAGGAGTAGTTCCTTCTTCTGGTTTCATATCTTTATCGAACATATCAAGATACTTGTCAAACCAACGATCAAGTTTCTCACGCTGAGTTGTCAAGAACGTCTTGTACTCGTTAATCTTTTTCACATCACGCTGTAGCGAAAGCATTGGCAATTCGCTTTGGATCTTACTCAACTCAACCATCATATTTTTCTCCATTGTTATAATATATTATACTCTATTTTGTCTTGAAAGTCAACTTATTTTTTCCACTCTTTCCACGGAATCAGTTCGTCTGTCTTTTCATCTAACTTAAGATAGCCATCTTCAATTAATTGATTGACGACTGTTTCGACTAGATCTCTGTATTTCCATTTACCCATTAGATAACCCAAGTAGCCAATGAGTGATGCAAAAAATACTGCAACATATCCCATGTCTATAAACATATGTTTAACCTCTTCGCATTCTAGCGATGTCTTTTGCATCCTGCTCCTCAAAAACTGGAACCATATTCGACTTATGCATTGTAGCTATACCAAGTAGTTTTCGTTCGCCACTATAAACCATTGGTTCTTTTTTTGTACAAGGTGCAAACCCACCTGTTGATCGACTAGGATAGTGAGGTGTCTCTCGTACGACATACCCACTTGCCTCCCATGGAAGTGTTACCACTCCCCTTAGTTCTTTGCCTTTTAACTGATCAGGATGAGCATTGTGTTTTCGTAGCCAAGCATCGTGTTCTGCTTGTCGTTTTTCCCATCCAGGTTTTTTCTTGATTTTCACTTTTTTACGACCATTGTTGGTAGTCGAAAACCATGCAGGCATTAGTCCCATATTATAGTTCCTCTACCGTAACACGATATTGTTTACCATGGACGTCTTCGACTTCAATGGTCTTTTTGGTAGAAAGGAAGTACCCTTCATCTGGATGTAAATCCATTTGAGGATGTGATGCACTCTTAATAAGCGATGTTACTTGTTTTGCTTCACCAAGTAGAGCCTTACTAATCGTAGCAGCAATATAGTCACAGTAAGCTAGTTTAAACATAATATTCTCCATAATCTAAAAACCTATTATACTACAGGTTCACTCAAAAGTCAACAACTATTTTTTCTTTTTTGTTGTTTTCTTTACAGCAGTTTCGATCTCTACAGCAACGTTCTCTGTCGCACCATCAACCTTTTGTTTAGATGCTTCAGCAAACATTTTAGCAAATTGTGCTTTCTGATCGGTTAGATATTCTTCACCTTTTTCTAAGATTACCTTAGTAGATTTCATTTCTCTGTAACCAAGATCAACTGGTTCTGGAACAGGAAGTTCGTTTTCAATAATATCGATAATCGGATTACCATTGATAAAAGTATCTTCTTCGAATCTTTGTTTTGCCTCTTCTTCTGACTCTGCGTCAGTAGTCCAAGTCTTTTTACCTTTTAGAATAAATGTATAACGATACAAGTTTCTTACAGGTTCGGTTGTTTCAACTTCGTCATTCTCTACAATTGTAGTCGTTTCAACCATAGTCTTCATTTCTTCTTCCATAGATTATTACCTCTCTAATTTAGCTGGATCCATTAAAATTTCTGTTTTTACTTCATCACCACGTTTGCAAATGTAAACTCCCCATCCTTGCTCAAGTGGTACGTCTTTATATTTAGCTGATACTAAACAATCGGTTTTGTCGTAGTAGAACAGTCTTGCTTTTTTGTATTTATACCAATCGCAAACTATGTAAAGTCCAATGCCGATTAATAGTATAAAAAACGTATATTTTATTTTCATATGTATTTATATTTAGCCATGTAAGATCGAATCTCTTCCATGGACAATCCTTTGTTCCAGTAATAGTGTTCAACGTCTTGTTCGTTAACTGGATCAGTGTTCTCAGCTTGCATATCCCAACGAATAGCAGTTTTCTCATCTACGTTATGATTAGTAATCATACAGTTAATGTGTTCTTCGAACTGCTCTTTTGCAAGAGATTGTTCTTTCTTTTCTTCTTCGATTTGTTTTTTGATTTGATTTGAAAGATAGTCTGCTTCAGCTTGCAACTCTTCTGTAGACATAGCAGAGAAATTCATAAAACGAGGACGAATACCATTAGCATCTTTGTAAGCATCCCAAATGTATGTTTCTAAATCGTGACGTTTCATATCTTCAACAGTGTAGATACCTTGATCATTCCAGAATGATATATCTGTAATGATCATACTTGCCCAACGATTAGCAGGATCTTCATCGATCCATGCTTGAGTTTTTGCATTTTGTTCTGCGATATAAGTAGCCAAATCCATCATATAAACCTCATTTTCAATTTTCATACTACTATTATACTACACTTTTTTGCAAAAGTCAACACTTATTTTATGCTAAAATTAACCTTGTTAACCCTACCATATCAATCCCTGTTAGAAAGATATAGTTTGCTAGGAGTCCAAAAGATTTACGTGTATAGGCACACCATGCATACGTAGCACAGCTTACGATCCAGATAGGATAAAATATAATTAGAGGAGGGTTTGGAACTGTTACTGCCATTCCAATTGATACACCTATAGAACATGCCCATGCTAGAACTTCTAATGTAAATCTTAGTGGGTAGGCTCTGAAGTCCGAAACTACCCAATTCTTCACAGCTATTAGTCTATTCATAGTATGAGTTGTTCGGTAGATCAAATCCGTTTTCGTAAAGTATATCGTTTATAGAAGTATCGTCTTCTTCATAGGCAAGAATCGGTGCTTCATCATTAGCATCATAGATATCAGCAATCAGCTTTTCTACTTCGTTAACATCGATCGACATTTTCTCTGCGATCTCAAAGGAATCGTATCCTTGATTCAACAACTTTTCAATTTTCTTTTTCACGTTTATCATCATATATCCTTTTGTTATGTGTTAATTAGGAATTCTTCAACCCTAACACCGACTATTATACTACAAGTCAACATAAAAGTCAACACTTTTCTTCAACTTTTTTCATCTTTTTTTCAAAAAAAAACCCTGTAAAATCAACGTTTTATAAAATAATAACAAAAAACCCTCCAAAAAAGAGGGTTTTCTGCAAGTTTTTTAGTCTTTTTTAGTCGTGTCGATAGAAAATATGCCTATCAATCTTAGCTACATACGTTAATTCTGTTCTCCAATAAGGTTTAACATAGTCTGCGTGATAGTGCGTAGCACCCTCAACCATACCAGAGTAGTATCCAGACAGCACCTTATAGGCAGCATCTAAACTTTGTTGAAAATTATAAGACATACGAGTTCGTTCTGATATTTCATCGGACTTACCATCACAATACCAACTGAATTGGCATTTGTTTTTGATAGGTACGATCTTACCAGAATTTTCTTTATGCCATTTACTGGTTGGTCCTTGGTAAATGACTTCGCATACGCTATTGGGGAATCGTGAGTCGTTGACTCTATTTAAAGTAACTAATCCGACAGCTATCTTTCCTGTCATGGATTCAGTACCAGATTCAAAGTAGATGTTTTTTGCTAAACATTCTACATCTTCATAAGTCCAAGCACTTACATTCTTTTTATACTTGGGATAGACTAGATCAAGATCGGGATTGGTGTCCGCACTCGCTTGATTTGGTGGATAATATAAAACCATCGATAATATTACTGTCGCTATCAAAGGCATTATTAAAGTTCTCGTTTTCCACATACAGTTTCCTTTCTGTGTTGGTCAATTGCTTCAACTTGTTTCTTTTTATTCGCATAGTAGAGGTGGCTGTCACTTCTTTTCTACTTTACCTTTATCTTCTTCATTACAAATCCTTGACGATCAGGCAACATGGTTAGAGAGATAGTATCACCCTCTTTCCAATCTGCATCTTCTGCAATCGCTTCAGGAATTTTCATAATGACGTGTTCAGGATCTCCCTCAATGTCAAAGAAAATTTCTTCAACAGGATACGTTCTAGTTTTAGGACGCATAATAGCAGTAGGGGAGTATTTCTTAGGATCTTTCTTACCAAGATTCATATCTTTATTGAATTTCAGCTGAGAAACATCTACCTGTTTGTCTTTGTCTGCCATAATTTCTTATCTCAATTCTTCTCTAAGTTTTTGGTTTTTCTTAAAACGTTTGATGGCTTGTTTCTTTGCCTCTTTACGTATTTCGCTAGGTTTAGAATAATATTGTTTTTCTCTAATATCACGCATCAAACCTGAACGATCTACTTTACGTCTTAATTTACGGATCGCTTTTTCAATGTTATTATCTTCAACATAAACCATGAGTCCTTGCTCTCTCGGTCTTTCTGGTCGGCTATTTCTCTTGTTGTCGAAATGTTTGTTGCCGAATTTGTTTCCACCTCGAAAGTTTCTATTATTTGGTCTCATCGTTCTCCTATTATAAAAGTTAATAAAGTGGTAGGTTATTCTGTTGCCAAGAAACCTACCGAAACTCCGTCAGCCTAAATTAGGCAGCAAGTGCAAAGTTTTCGTTTGCGTTTGTGTTTTGCTGTCATCTCGTCTGATCTTCGTAAACCTGTCGAACCTAAAATCACCCCCATCATAAGCACACTCAGTAAATGTGTTTATGGTGGAGGTGGTGGGAATCGCACCCACGTCCAAGTATCTTCCAAGCAGAGTCATCAACTCAAGCATATTATTTAGTATATTCTTTAATTTCTTGCAAGTAAATCAGGCAGTTCCTCTGCTCTTGTAATACTTGTAAATCTTAACGTAATATTCAAAACACTTAGGATACATTTCTGGATTAGGAAGTTTAATTCCACGTCTTTCCCAATATGATAGAAACTCTTGTATCTCTTTCTCCACACAATTATGCTAACTTGATAATAGTAGTAGTCACAGCAACAATTTCATCAATCTCTTTTGACACGTGTCCGAGGGACTCTTCTGACACTCTATTTAATTGTTCTAGGAATTGACTGTCTAGCATATCTGCTTTATTAAAACATAAAGCACAAGCATATCTAATTCTTAGTTCTTGTGGTGTGCCTGAAACAAATCCATGCATATCGTTTTTCATTAATGCAGGAATAGTTTCTGAGATAATAGTCATTACTGTATCACGTTCTTCTACTAATGAGTCATCAAAGTAATCTTGTGTGATATCGTGCATCATCTCAATTTGATGATTACAAACTGCAGTTACCAAACCAATCTCATTTGCATGATCATAGTTTTCAAATGCAATTAATCTATCTTTTAATTTATGTGCAAAGGTTGGGATTCCTACGGAATAATTAATATACCATGGATCAAACGATTCCACTTCTTGTTCTTTGATATTTACATTATCTGTCATTGTATCTCCTATACTCTCGTTGAGTTCATATAACCTTTGAGTGTTTCTTCCATTGCTCTTTTAGAAGCATAAACATCATCTAGTAAATTATAAACTCTGGTTTTTAATTCTGTAAAATAGTTATCATTGGCAATAGTTGGTACTACCAATTTTATTTGATCTGCTGCAGTTGTTGCTGCAAGACCAGCATTTGATAGTTTAGCTAAACTTACGTCAATACCAAAGGTATTAATACCCATAAAAGATCCTTGTCTTACGAATCCATCGGATAAACCTTTTTGTACTAACTCATTACCTAATGCATCTAACTGTTCGCCAATATACTTATGTTTGTTATCTTCAATGTGTTGAATATGTTCCATCAAACAAATATGTGCAGCAACTACACCATTCATTGTAGGTTGCCACGTATGTCCGTGTTCCCATGTCTTACTAGCAATCATACTTGAAACTTTATCATTATGTAAACTAGCACTTAAAGGAACATAACCATTCGTAAGTGATTTACCAATGGTAATAATATCTGGTCGAATAGACAAATACTGATGTGTAAATAGTCTTTCGTTCTTACCGAAACATCCAGCTACATCATCCAATATAAAAAGAATATCGTATTCGTCTACAAGTGCTTCAATGTCTAGCCAAAACTCTTTACTGTAGGGAGCAATTTGATCATTCCAAGGTATCGATTCTAATATAATCGCACCTGTCTCTTTACTGTGTGTTTGTAGATACTCTTTAAGTTTGGCTATCTTATATAATTCGTTTGCACGTTGGTCTTTAACATCCTCCCAACGTTTACCAAGAATAACTCTTGTTCTATTAAACTCAGACCATCCACTATAGTTTGGTCTTTCTAATTCTGTTGATAATGTCTTTGTGGTATACGTTGTTCCGTGATAACAAGGAGCAATTGATATAATGTATGGACGATGTGCACCTTTAGAAGTCCAGTAACGATCCACAGCATTAATTGCTGATTCGTTAGCATCACTACCACTTACAGCATAAGCAATAGATTTCATATTAGAAATATTGCATAATAAATCTGAAAGAGAATCTACTAATTCAGAAGACTCTCCAGTATTACCTCGAACAAAATCAACCTTATTGTCAAAGATGTGTTGTTTTAGTTTATTATGATTATACCCTAAAGTAAATGCAGCATTACCAGATTGAATTTCGAGGGATTTAGAACCTCCCTCGTATTCAATCCAATAATCGTATGTAGCAATAACTTTCTTATTGCTCTCACCAAGACTAAAAGGTTTTAGTTCGTTGTTTAGCATACTGTTTTTAAATGCGCAATCATTTGGTCAGCATCTGATACAAAGAATGGATCGTATGGACAGTTATCCATTAGATCTGGTTCTTTGAAAATCGCTTTGACTTCCATGTTGTCAACCAACATAGAATATCTCCAGCTACGATGTCCGAATCCAAGATTACGTTTATCTACTAGCATACCCATAGACTTCGCAAAGTCTCCATTTCCATCAGGCAACAACTTTGTATGAACAAGGTTTTGTGACTTCGCCCATTGATGCATTACAAACGCATCATTAACAGACGTACACCAAACTTCGTCAACACCAAGATCTTTAAACTCTTGATGACGTTGTTCATATTCAGGTAGTTGTGAGTTGGAACAGGTAGGTGTGAATGCTCCAGGAAGACCAAAAATTACAACTTTCTTATTCGCAAACAAATCATTTGTATGCTTATAAACCCACTTGTAAGGATTGTCTCCACCGATCGATTCATCACGCTCTCGCATGTAGAATAAAACATCTTGTAGTTTCATCTTATATTCCCTTCCATTTTTTATATTCAATTCTCAGCTTTTTAAAGCCATCGATATAGTCATCTCGCTTACCCTCAAAGATGTCAATGCCTTGATCTTTGACAGACATAATAATTAACATTCTTTCAATGGGTCTTCCAAATAATTCTTCAAAACAAACAGCATAAGCAGATGTTTGCATAAAGTAGTTCGCAATCATCTCCCTCGTTTTTGGTTTTGAAGAAGTTTTAAAGTCAATGACTGATAACTTACCCTCATACTCAGCAATACAATCCACTGTTCCAGCAACACCTAAGTGATCGCTGTACAGCTTATCTTCTAAGCAGTGAATGTTATTGATTTTGTGGAGGTAAGGTTTAATATGTGTGAATTCTTCTTGATCAAAGATGTCCGAAGTATCACCTTTATTAGATAGATAATCTTCACACAGTTTGTGAATGCTTGTCCCACGTTTTGCTGCACGAGTAGATATCTCGTTCGCAACTTTGGCACCAACTCTATCTCGCCATTCTTGAATGGCTTTTTTGTTTAGTAATCCAGTTACAGAAGTTACGGATGGATAGGATTTACCAGATGGTGTCTGATAAACCCTACCATGTTCTCCGTCTATTCTTTGTAACGTAGGAAAGTTATGTTCAATGTGTGTAAATTTCATCATAATATTATACTACATAATAAATTGCAAAGCAATTATGTAAGTTCGAAGTGTGGTGCGTCAATAAAAGGACGCTTGCCCTCTGCCCTACGTTTATCGATATACTCCATCATTGCATCATCCATAGTGCCTGAGAAGTCGCAAATGTTATTGATATGCCATGCTGCACCCCAACGAACAGATACACCTTGTTCGTCTGCTGCTTTCTTCATAGCATCTGCAATATTATCATATACGTTTAATTCCCAAGTAACAGCACCATCTACGTATGCAACTAGATCGACTGCTTTACCCTCAAGATGCTTAGACTTCATAGTCTGTGATTTGCCAGCCTCAACATACTTTCGTTGAGTTTCTTCTGAACGTAGTCCTTCGGTAACACCAAAGTCTACATCAGTTAATTCAATTGCTCGCTTGACCACATTGACTAGGGATTCATCAACTCCGTCTAGTCTGTCTAACGATCTTTGTGATAATTTAAATGTCATTGTTTATTCCTTATTTTGCAACCCAAGATTTTACTGTTGCTACCACTTTATCCTGAACAGCTTTTGCCCAGACTGGTTGTGGTAAATTCCAACCAATAAAAAGTCCAACGATTAACCATGTAAGCATAGTTTTCATCTCCTATTTTTCTTTATCTTCGTAATCAATACGTGCTAAGATATACTCTTTAACGAGATTACTTCGCACGATATCATTTGCATCAAACTCAATACGAGCATAACTCTTCATGAGTTTTAATACATCTAAAAATTTAAAGAGTCCTGATTTATCACCAGTCTTCTTCAAATCTGTTTGTCGATAGTCTCCACAAAAAATAATTCTGGATCTATCGCCTACTCGAGTAGTAATAGTATCGAGTTCTTCCCAAGTCATATTTTGACATTCATCTACAATAATAACTGCGTCATCAAACGTCAACCCTCTTACAAAAGAAGTACTTGCGAATTCTACTGTTCCTTGATCAGCCAATAAACTATAAGCATCACGTCTACCGAATAGATGAGTACAAATCTGTTTATATGGTAATTGATACTGCTCTAACTTTTCAGCTAGATCTCCAGGAAGATGTCCAATTTCTCTTGTTTGAACAGCCGATCTAATAATGATCAATTTATCATAGTGAGTTGCTCTATTTAATACTTCTTCTAAACCTTTGTATACTGCGATAAAAGATTTACCTGTACCAGCAACTCCGTGCAGTACAATCAATTCTTTGTTTGATTTGTATGAATCAAAAAAGAGTTCTTGATTCTTTGTTAGAGGTTTAATTACTTCTAACTGATCAATTTTAATTTTGGGTGGTGCTGGCTTTCTGCCAGTTGAGGGATTTACGTGATCATCCTCTTTACGTCTAGATGCTCTAGCCATTTAATCCTTACTTATAAGTCTGTTGTTTTATTAAGAACAGATCCAGGAGTCCGTTTATGAATGTTATTCAAGACTTCCTTAAATCCTTTATTCTTTCCGAGGTCGGTATTACCAGAACGATGTCCTTGTACTACCATTGGTGCTGATTTTAATATTTGAGTATGATTTTTGTTTTTCTTTACATACTCATCTCTTTCGGAGATTGACATTACGACATCAAATTCTTTTCCTGTATCGTTGTCTCTAAAACTGTAAGTTGGCATATTGTACTC